CTCGAAGAACCCCCCTAGGTCACATAGGAGTTTAAGAAAGTTTCCTTCCCATTTTATTTATAGTATACGTGCGACGACGCTAGCGCTCTTACCGAAATGAGGCCGGTACTACACACCACTTAGGTGGTGCGAGTAGAATCGTGCTATCGTTTAGTACACTCTCAAGTTGCATTCTAACCATTGCTAAGAGGGCTATCGGCAGCAATTCCGGATTTGACAGGGTTTACTCCCAACAAATAATTTCTAAGTTAAAGGTGGATGATCCTCATAGTACATAGGCGGACAACCTGTCCAAAAATACGTAGAGAAATCTTCACCTATGGCATAATGAATGTCAAAGAAAGACTGTTCATCTCCCAAAACTTGAAATTTATAATGTACGTTCGACATCTCATGGAAGTCGGACATACGTGGTCCAGTGTGGTTTTCGATTTTGCCAGGTACAAATCTTAAGCTAGAATAATAAGGAACCTCTAACTCTGCCACTGGGTTGACTTCACTTATGGTAAACATTTGCCCATTCGCACCAAAGGTTTTTGGTTCACCTATTAAAGTAGTTATGCAGTCTTGTCCCGCTTCGCTATTGGTCGTATACGTATTGTATGCCGTATTAGTAAGAATATATTGAAGCGTAGAAAGATCATTTACAAGATCACGCTCTGCAAAAATCCTAAGCCAACTGCGCCTTCCACCTGGGATGATCTTGGTTCGTATGGATCCCCTCCAACTAGAAAAACAGTTTACTATCCAATGAAGAAGCATAGTATTACAGTAGTTATAAGGGTTCCCTGCTTGAGTAACACCCACAGCATCTGCAACTTTACCTCGTAGATATGGAAAATAACACGTCTTGAGGTCAATATTCCTTTCTCCATATATTATTGGTGCAATGGCTGTATGCAGGTTATACCTCTTCAAAACTTGCCTAAATGACTTAACACTCTCACCTGTAAAAACTGCACTTACATGTTCTAAAGAGTCAACAGTCGGACCAATAGATTCACCAGTTTCATGCTCAGGCTTATCTTGCTCAGAAGCAAATGAATCAGGTGTTATCTCTGGTCCACTCTGTGGAGTCATTTCCAAATCAGTCTCCAATCCCATCTGCGGTTTATACACAAAATAAGAGAAGTCATGCGTTGGAACAAACACTTCAAAATCATCACCAGCAGAAACAAAGACATTAACACTAATATCATTATTAACTGTGCTATTAGGAGTAGTCAGTTCATTAAGTACAGAAACTGCAACAACTCCATTTCCTTGCTCTTTACTAAGGTATCTTGTTGTTGAATATAATTGGGACACAGAATCAACAGCAGGCATATGGTGGTCGACTAAAGTTCGAGTCTGACCATTTGAGACAGATATAGTGAAATCTGTTTCAGAAGCCAAATCAACAACTCGAGTATACATGGTGTTAAACTCCTCGCTGCCAACCCAGTTAGGGTCATAAGACACTTTTAATCTACCTTTGTGATAAGCAGATGACATTATCTGAAAACGAAACTTCATGGTCCCAGTCCAATACTTAAATGGCAAGGCGGCAACACAACATGCAGGAAAATGGTACTTCCTAACTCCGTCGTATGCAAAAGTACAAGGATCAACACGTCCATTCCACAATAAGGTACCTGGTGCGGTACCTATGGGCCAACTAAATGAAGTCAAATAAGATTCCGTAGTGGCAATCTTCTTTATGGACATAGTATCTTCTCCTCCAAGACCAGCTATACGCGGGTCTATGGTAAGCTCCTGTTTGTCATCTAAAGTCAACTTCTGGACAGTATCTGGAACAGTTGTCAATGATAAGCTAGACGTTGCTACAGGTTTGACAGGACAATTATCTCGGGTCTGTGTGGGTCTACTATAGCCAAATGCTTTTGCAACCCCAGCAACCGTGGATGCAGCATGTGCTGTAGCCATAGCAAATGGTGCAATCTCTGGTACAACAGAAAGTGCCTTAGACACATTCGCAACAGCAGTAGCAGGGCCAGATATGACCCCCTTTTGATTGGCTTCATCAACCTCACTCTCCAAACCCATTTGTGCAGTCATCGTATCTGGATCTACGGATGTCAGCACATTTAGTGACATCTCTTCTGCCCAAGCAAACACAGATATGGTAGCAACACCTGTTGCACCATTGGCGTGTTTAAGAAGGGCAAGAGACCTCATAGTAATTCTTCCTAATTTATCCCAATCTGATGTTGGGATGTGTACATTATTCTCTGGCCACACGAATGGAAGAATCATTTCACCACCAGTTGATGTAGTGGGATTTAAGAAAATGTGTGGCATTTGGGATTCCTGAACCGCGTCCTGTGGTATGAGCGAAGAGGACTCAGTTAGGGCATCCCATTGATGAAACGGCAGATATGAAACAAGAACTCTTGAATACATAAAACCATTCGCATTAATTACGAACTTCAAATGCAATTTGCATCGCAACATATTAAAGTTCGCTATACGATTGGAAACACGTGGATTTTCAAGATATTCTGACCATGGATTGAATTGCTCAAATACATCCGAACCAATAGACCATTCAAACTCCTTGATCTTGATCGGACGTGCAAAGAAATCAGCTAAGTCAGCATCATGTGTGTCTTGTTGCGATCTAGTAGGGTCCATAACTGATACAACTTCTGTTTTAAACGCACTAATTTGATCAGTAAAGACAACATTCTGTTCCTTATGCTTGTTGGGCCCTAGAGAATATTCAGAGCCTGATTGCGGTTTCATGGGTGGCAACTTAAATTTACATAAGCAGTCGCCTTGTTTACATTTACATAGTTTACACTGTTTATACACTAATTTTACATTATTACATATATTATACATTTCATTATTATTATTATTACAACTAGTAAAGCTCTATGTACAGTACCGTGCGCGCTTTAATGCACGGTCTGGTTTGCAAATTTTACTCCTACAAACGGCCTAATCATAGAAGAGATTGCCTACTCTTCCACAACGGTAACCACATCGGCAGGGACATCTTCAACTTCCTCACCGTCCCCATGTGTCATACGGGGATGACCGTTTAACGCCATATCGGAGGGCGGATCCAAAGAGCTGGGATCGTACTTCTGCCTCCACATAATGACGCGGTTATCGAATGAAACATCCAATTCCGAACAAAATCCGTCCAGATTCGCACGCTTCGCAATCCTGTTGAGTAAAGTTCGCTGTTGCTCATACACCTCTCTACCGTGATTGAAAAACTCTCTCGCAGCAGTATCAAGGTTCAAAGCACACGCCTCTTCCTCAGAATTTTCACACGATTTACCACGCAGGTACATGTGAAGCGATTTGTAGATAGAGTCGATCTGTAGTGCACCGACATGGCAATCTATCTCAGGGATGTACACAGTTTTCCTCTTCAAGAACTCAAAGTCGTCCGGCTCCAAAAAGTCAGACAACTCAGACGTCTTGTTTGGCATTGTGTACGTTTGGCCATAATTGGCCAGAAATTCAGAGACTATCTTAATGGAGAAGTCACAATCATCTGATACAGATCCTAAATTATCATCTCCATAAGTTGATAAAGCAACATGATCCCTAAATTTCATAGTGCGTGGGTTATTGGCAAAGAAGGCGGCACGCAAGTTCAGTGCGCCACAAATGCCATTAATGATGACTGTCAACGAGTTTCCACTTATATGTGTACCACTTGTTAAACTAATGAGGTCACCATTCACTGCTATATACGCATAAGCTACATCTGCTACCATAGCTTCCATTATACGCAAATCTTCAGTGCTATACCCACACTCACCTGCAATTGTGATTAAGATCCGAAAGGATGTTATCACCAACTGAACAGGGAGCTTTTGGTCGTACTTCTTATAGTCTCCTCCTATCAACCTATTAAACTTGGTCAAATGCCGATACAATTGGTCCCACTCTTGCGAGTGACAATTTATACCAACAGCACATTCAGACACAAGTGGATTCATTTGGAGGAATCTAATAAGTGGTAAGTAGTACTTCCTAATAAGCCAGGTTAAAGTTATAGAATTACCATAAAATATTCTACACTTCTCCTTTGGCAAAATTTCATCCTTCTTGCACGCCTTTGCAATAGGATAAGCTCGCTCACCACGAGCATAACTAGACTCGGCACACGCTATCTCATCCATTACTTCTTCCGTAAATTTAAAGTTATGTGGATAATCTTCCGTCGCCTCTAGTTCTTCCAAAAATCTATTTTTTGGGCCTGTAAGTGGGTAACCAATTGCTGTATTCTTCTTGACAGCATCCATAAATTTCTTTCCAGGTATACCCAACAGATTTTCCTCATCATTGAGAGGTCTCATTTCTCGCCAGAAAGTGTACTTCTTGATCAAATCAATCAAAGGCTCTATGTAATCATTAGCACAATGTTCAATCAAATCATATGGCATAGACTTGCCTGGTTCACTAACATTTGCGAGACAATCTTGCCAACCTTTCCATTCAGGTTTCATGGCAGGACCTCTCCACTTATTTACAACCCCTGTCTCCTCAGCCACTATATTGGATATCAAAGTCTGCTTAGCATCCGTATGTGACGTTGTCTTACCAATACAACTACCATGATATTGAATAGTAGATCCAACTGGCAAGTAATTGATAGGACTCTTAGGGTGCAAGGGGTCATCAGTCAAAAACTCAACCCCAAATTGTTTAGTGGGAAAATCTGCATCACTAGCAGTCTTAATACAAGTCTTGCGCTTTCTCAAAGCATCCATTGCTTCAAGTATTTTAGACCTGCGCGGGATTGAAGCACAACCCACTGGTAGACCAGCAAGTCCACCAACATGTATGCCTGTGATGTTACATCCTACACCAGCACTATATAGTACTGCACCACAAAGACCTCCAAAGCTATCAATTGTTAAATTGTAATAGTCCACGCCTCGGAAAACTTTCCCATTATTACACTTAGGGTTTGCTATTGCAAGTCCCCTAGCATCTAGGAAAGCTCCATCCTTTTGACGCCACCTCATATAAAAATTATGATCGCTTGGAAAGTCATCAACCAAATACTCTGTGATGTTTTTATAAGAGCCTCCCTCTGCAACATACACCAATTTCAGCTCAGAGTTTTCTATGTCAATCGTATTGACAAGATCAAGGCGCACTGTGTACGAGCCACCTAATGTAGTAGGATTGTTCCGCCTACATACCATAGTGGTATCGCCTTTTTCAAAATAGTGCTGTGGCAAAATAAGAAAGTTGGTATCAACCATTAAAGCATTGACTTTCATTACTTCGCCATTTCCCCAATCCACTGAACCATAGAGTAAATTCTTGCTTAGGATATCCTCCATATTTGCATGTGTCATTGTTCTCCCTTTCCCTCGTATTGGTAGGGGTCGTCTATACACTTCACAATAAGGATTAGTCTCTTTATCCCGAGCAGCAATTGATTCTTCTGTGGGTTTCTCAATGTTCCCTTGCTTGGGTCTTATTGCCTTATATGACTTATAAATACAACGTAAAGCCATAAAACTAAAGGCAGTCACAGTCAGACCGACAATATATTGATAATTGTCATTCTTAAACTTTTCAAGCATTGGGTACATTATTTTGCTCCTACGTGTTACATCCTCCATAACCATCAGTTCTATATATCTATATGTACAGCTCATTAAAATTAGAGACCCCAAACATAATATAAGGACTAATGGATACAAATGTATGCCCGTATATAGGATCGCACTTGACAAGAAGATAGTCAAAAGTGCAATCACTAGGAGCGCTTCTCCTGTGCGTTTAACTATTAAATCCTTCGTATGATGTTTTAAAATCTGCTTAACTGGATCTAGTTTATACACAGGAGCTGGGACTAGTTTCAACCAATCCCATCGGGCTACAAAATATGATGAAGCAAGATACATAGCTTTCGTAGCTAAACTATCTAAGGCATCAGCCTCACTATCAAAAGTGCCTTTAAGGGTAGTAACACCTTTATATATAGTTCCAGCAACTTGCTCACCATACTGCTTCTTCATACCTTTCCTCCATCGTGACTTTCCATTTCCTCTCTTACTTCCATTTCGCCTAGCTCTCGGCTTCCTATCTTCATACTCCTCATCTTCTTCTTCTATAAATCCATCGTCCTCAACAGGTTCAGGGACGGGATAAGAAGGTAACGATTCATAATCAGAGTGGAGAGAACATACACCCTTGACATTGCGGCAATCATCAACTCCGCAAATTTCCATCTTGTTTATGTTCTCAGAATTAGTCACAATCTCAAATTGTCGCTCTCTATGCTTTTGAAACAAAGCAATATTCAACTCCAGAAAATCATTCATACTTATCCCAGTCATTTCCACGCCCTCAAAGACAAATGGGCTATAAGTAGCAGTTTGGTCAAGCTTAGTAGGCTTAACCGCAACTTCTACATTAATGTCCCACAAGTCTTCAACAACAGGCTTGGGATGAAATGCATAGTAATCCTTGACTCTTTCTGGACTAAGACCACACTCAACGCCATTAATATAATTTTGGAATTGAGATTTGGCCTTTACCGTAGCGACAAGATGAGCCCTTCGTTGTATAGAGTACGGACAATTGGAATATGTGTACGCATCAAGATCCTTCTTATTAGTGTTAATAAGCACTATTTCCGGCTCCACAAACACCTTACCCTTAGCTTCTATTTCTGCTTTGGGTGCATAAAAGGTTTGATTGTTACACAAATCAATGACCCACCTTGTTGGGGGCTTATCAACGAACCCACTTTTCTCATTGCACATATCATCTAATATTGCAACTAGTGTGTCAGTTTTCCACGTGTCCATAAATTTGCTGGATGCATTAAGGACAGCTCTTCTCTGTTTATCAAGAGAAAGACCAACTGCATTCAACATTCCATCAATCAAGGTATCCCCCACTGAAGTCTTACCTTGACTACTATCTCCAAACAACTCAATAGTCCATGGGGATCTGCGAGTCCCCCCTGCAAGTCTAGATAAAACATAATCACTCTTAATTTGTATTAATTTAAAATATTTATCAGAAATGATTTTCTTATCTAAACCTGAAAATGATGGCAGCAAACTCTTAAAACTAGTAATACACTTCTCCAGTCTATTATCAAATTCACTAGCCTGAATACCCTCCATACTCAACAAATTTCCATTCTGTTGTAGATCCCACATTCTACTTAATATGACGAATTCATCCTCCAAATCGTGAACTCTATAGTCATCATAAAGTATTGGTTTCAGTGAACCAGCTTGATAGCATCTATAACCACCTTCAATGAAGAAGGCTAAAGTATCAAATATTGCATCTATAACGTCAAACGCACTCATTTGAACTTCAAAGGTTCGTGCTTCCACAACTTTCATACCTCCTAAAGAAAACTCTAAAGAGGTAGCTTCACATAAACCAAGGGATACTAAAAGTGTTAATAAATTAGAGACTTTCTTGAACAACTTATTATTCTTAAACATCTTCCAATTTGTTCTACACTCAGAAATGGCATCCATAAATGTTGAGCCATTGCTTTGTTCTGTAATAAACAACGACTCCACATATTCCCCAACAGCTACCAACATAGATCTATTTGATCCTATCAAAGTTTTTGCATACAGCATTGTTGCAGCTATAGCAGATTTCGTGCTAACAACCTCATCAGTTAAAATGACAAGAAGTTGAAGCACACCTTCAACATAACCAATAATGTGATCATATTTGAGAGCCTTATGATTCTTGATCGCAGTCCAAAAATCTGGGGCCTTATCCAACACATCCTTAAAACTCCTACTAACATTAACTATCTCAGGCAGACTCGATGTAAATGAGCTCTGCATAGAATTATCCTCCGGCTCTTCCTCTGATCCCGATTGACGTTTCCATCTTTTCGGTCTCATACGCTTTCTGGTATGCTTGCGATCATTAAATTGCCGCCGCGCAAACCAATTTTCTCGTGGAACAAGATCCATATCTTCATTCCTATCTACAATCACAGATTGTGACTGTTCGCTCGTTAAATTTGTTTCGGATTGGTAGGTTAAGGACTCAGTAACGTAATGGTGTACCGGTCACCCCTAATGGGGATCTGAGCCAGGCTGGTTAGGCCTTAGTGACCGAGCCAACGAATAATCGTCAGCTAGGAAATACGGTAGGAGGGTTCAACCCTTAGTCCTCCAGCGCATTGTTCCTATCTAGATGATTGCAATTTCTCCTTTCCCAAGGGAGAAACAGATCAACCATCATAACAAAGTATTTCAATCAATAGTTCTATAAAAGTGCTGCTCCATACCGCACTCGTACTCTACAATCTCCTTAAGGCTTGGTCTGCCAGAGATCACAGAAGCGAAAAGACCATAAGGTCGTCCTACCTTCGCTAAGTTCGCTATGATTTAAAACAACTTTGGGATCGCATGAAAGGGAATACAACTGTGTCAGTCTGCAAAATTGCTACATTGAGCGCTGGGTCCACCCCAAAAGCGCTGATATCACAGATGTTTAGACGCAAACATACGTATCCTAAACAGGGCTCTAAGATATTTTTATTCAGCTCAATCTTAAAGTCTTATTATTTGCTATAGACTTGCCGCGTGCAAGTCATTCCAAGGCTGACGGGCCTGGATTCGACGCCGTTTCACTGCGCGGATCTTTACGCGCCCAGAATACTGGGATCACTATTACCATAGATGGGATCTCGTAGATTACGATATTAACTCCTGTACAGTCATTACATGAGTAGTGCATGCATTCAGCATGGATATCAGAAAATGGCGCCTGATACAGATCAAAGATCTATAAAAGGCGCCGGTGGCGCATACTAAAAGAACGTAGTACGCGCCAAATTGCCTACAAATGTAGGCATGCCTCCTAGAGAGGCGCGCAGCTGGTGTTGCTGCAATGACCGAAGTCGATTCTCGCTAGTTTAGCACAAGAAAATACTTAGAATAAAGGTCAACAATACATGAACACTTGGTTCGAATGTGAATATGGCAGAATTGCCATAATACACTCGTAGAAATGCTCATGGCCATATAGAAATGCCATATCAACTAGAGAGTCCCGGGTTTGGA